CCCTTCCCGATTCATTCGCACAACCTGGGAAGAGTTCCCAACTCAATCCCCGATTTGTGGCGGAGATGATGGGCTTCCCCGTCAACTGGACGGAATTACCTTTCCAAAGTGGCGAGCCGAATCAATAAAAGCATACGGTAACGCCATTGTTCCGCAAGTCGCATTTGAAATTTTCAAAACAATAGAATTGTATGAAAAAGGTTTGTAATTTATTGGTCGCCCTGGCAATATCCGGAGCGACCTTCGCCCAATGCCACAAGGTTACCGGCGAATTTCGGGACACGGTTCAAAATCGGACATACACAATCCAGTTAAAACCGATCCAGGCGGAAAATTGCGAAATCCGGGCGAACAAAAATGGTTGGGGCGTTATTTCCGTTGTTTTTAAGGGAAAAGGGAACGTTTCCTGCATTCGGGAGCGAATGCCAATCATTTTTTATTTGGAGGACGGATCCTCCGTTGAAATGTTCCACGCCGTCGGATTTTCGACAAACGGGATTGCGGTTGTTAAATTCCGGGGGATCCACCAACGCGAAAAAGAATTCCGGCGTTTATTGTCCCGGTACGTTATCGGATTTAAAATCGTAACGATGGGGGATTACCTGGAAATATATTTGAACGATGAACAACAAGTTGAATTTTGGGAGGTTTTAAATTGTTTATCGAATTGAAATTAAATATTCACTATATTTGCAAAATAAAAGACACAAAACACAATGAAAAACGAAATCCAAACCACAACCGCAATCGAGCGGGAAAAGATCGTTTCTTACCTGGAAACGATGAACCTCACAACGAACTTGACCAAACAACAAGTTCAACAATTTATCGAAATCAGTCAAGCGTTCGGCCTGAATCCGTTCAAGCGGGAAATTTACGCCTCTAAATATGGCGAAACGTTTTCGATTATTGTCGGTTACGAAACCTATATTAAACGGGCGGAGCGGTCCGGGCGTTTGTCCGGATGGAACGTTACAACCGTCGGGCAATTGAACCAGGCGAATTTAGCCGCGTCCGATATTAAGGCAATAATTACAATTCATCGGAAGGATTTTGAACACCCCTTCGTTCACGAGGTTTATTTCGTGGAATACGCCCAAAAAACGCGGGACGGATCATTGAATAAATTTTGGCGGGAAAAACCCCTGACAATGATTAAAAAGGTCGCAATTGCGCAAGGGTTCCGAATGTGTTTTTCCGATGAATTGGGCGGGATGCCTTACACGGCCGACGAAATCGGAGCCGATACCGTGGAAACGAATTACGTTCCGATGGATCCGGATTCAAACTCCGCACCGGCAATTGAAGCAAAGGTTGACCAGGTTAAACGCGGTCCCGGTCGCCCGAAAAAGGCCGAAATTTTAACGCCGCCGTCCGTTGAACCGAATCACAAAATCAATTGGGTTGCCCTGGCAACGGAAATCCAATTGGCCGACACGGTTTCAGATTTGCGGAGGATTTATCAAAATTACCCCGATTTAAGGGAGGATCAAAAGTTTTTGGAAACCCTTTCCGAACGCCGGAAGGAAATTGAAAACCCAATCCAGGTTCACGAAATGCAATCGGACGGGGATTTATTGGATCATATGAACCAGGAAGCAAAATGAAACAAATCGAATCGTTGAAATCCCAAATCCGGCAAAAATTCGGAACCCTACGCCGGTTTGCGGAATTGTCGGGAATTCCGGAAAATCAATTGCGTTACCTGTTTTCCGGTAAAATGGAAGCAAGCAAGGGACAAAATTTAATTTCGGAAATCAAATCGAAATTGACCCTGAAACCGAAACCGGATCCGCGTTATTTGGGTCCGGAGGTTCGGGAATCAATCCGCCGGCGAATTGTTGTGGAATATCGATCCGTCCGGAGGTTTTGCAACCAGTTTCCGGAATTCACTCCAGTTTTGATTTCGAATATCATTACCGGCCGGAAGAAAAGGAAGGACGAAAAAATTGATCGGATTATTTCGGTATTGAATTAGTACATTTGTAACGGCGAAATTGAATCAGCATGAAGAACGTTAAAAATCGGGTCCCTGGAATTAGGTTGGGTTTGCTGAACCCTCCGCCGCCTATGCACGGGGACCCGGTTTTATTTTATGAACGGTTGGATTAAAATTCATCGATCTTTATTGGATAAACATTGGTTCCGGAAACCGGAAGCGGTTCACCTGTGGATTTATTTATTATTAAAGGCGGAACATAAACCCGTTGAAACCTTTTATTTAGGTAAAAATATTTTACTTGCTCCTGGTCAATTGATTACGGGTCGCCGAATAATTTCGAAGGAAACAGGCTTAAATGAAAGTAAAATAGAAAGGTTATTAAACTTGTTTGAAAACTGCCTACAAATTGAACAACGAAAATCCTCCACAAGTCGCTTAATATCAATACTTAATTACAACAAATGGCAATCAAGTGAACAGCGGATGAACAGCAAACGAACAGCAAATGAACAGCAAGTGAACACTATATATAAGAAGAAAGAAATAAAGAATAATATTATTAATACTAATAATATTAATAGTGAAAATGATTTTTCGATTTTTCCGACAATCGAACACGAATTGATTGAATTCGTCCGCGACAAATGTCCGGCCGTCGCCAAAATGCGCGAACAACTCGATCCGGACCAGGCCGGAAAACTTTCCGATGAATTCGGATCCGATGCCGTCCGCGAAATTTTACTCCAAATGGAAAATTGGACCAAAATCAACACAAAAAAATCCGTTTATTTAACCGCTCGAAACTGGCTAAAGAAAAATCAAAATGACACCAAAAAACCAAAACTTACCTACGAAGACGTGTTCCAAAATTATTTCCAATAGCGATAAAACCGCATTAGCGGCCGCAGGAACGAAGATTAGGGATCAATCAAACCCGTTCCCCCAATTGGCCGAAATCGTCGCTTATGGGGCAATTCTGACAGGAATTAAGCCGGACAATGTTCCGACCGGTACGGCAAAGGCCGTTTTAGTCGAATGGATGTCGAAAAATCTCAATAATTGGACGATTGAGGAACTGAAAAACGCCTTCGATTTGGCCGCCGCCGACAAACTGGATTTCGATTGCCGGACATTTCAAACCCTTTCCGCAACCTTTATTGGACAATTGATGTCCGCATACCAAACCCATAAAAACGCCGTAATGACACAAAAAAGAATCGATGAATTGAACGAAGAACGGAAGCAATTACCCCCAAATCCTCAAGCCGAACGCGAAGATTTTCACGGATTTATTCGGGATTGCCTAATTAAACCCTGGAATTATTTCCTCAAAACCGAAACCCTCACATTTGGAATATTACCCTGGCGAATCGTTTACCAAACGATTTCGGACCGGATGAACCTGTTATCAGTCCCCGTTGAACGGAAAAAGGAAATTTACCAAACCGCCGTTGATCGGGTTAAACGGGACATCAATAAAATTACCTTCGATAAAACGGAGGCCAATAAAATCAAATTCCTGCGGGATGAAATCGAACGACATGGGTTCGCCACCGCGATGGAATCCCAAATCAAAACCGTTTGTTACGAAATATCAGTCCGGGAATATTTCGAAAACCTGAAATCGACAAACCAGGATTTTGCGAAAATTGCGGAGGATTGGATTCAAAATAATTAAAAAAAATAATAAATGGAACCAACAATTAAAATTATTGCAACAACAAAAAACGTTGATGTAAATACCTGGAACGATTTTTTGGAAAAACCAATTGATGAAATAATAAATAATTTAAAAAAGGAAAAAAATTGGATTATTCCCGAAATTTTGGATGCCTATATTGAATTTAATTTATTTGATCAAAAAGCGGCATTATTTATTAATTCGGGCCAAATAAATAAATATTACAAAATTTATGTCGATATAAAAAAACAAAAATTGAATGAACTTTTAAATTCATAATTTCACAAAAAAACCAAAACCAATGAACCAGTTAACAATAATCGGAAACCTGGGAGGGGATCCGACATTTAAGGATTTCGGAAACGGAAATTCCGCCGCAAATTTTAATGTGGCCGTTTCTGAAAAGGTCAAAAATAAACGCGGGGAAATCATTAAAAATACCGAATGGTTCCGCGTTGTGGCGTGGAATCAACAAGCCGAATTCATCCAAAAACACGTCAAAAAAGGGGCAAAGGTATTCATCCAGGGCAAGGTTCGTTCCCGCGATTACACCGATTCAAACGGCAATCCCCAACGCGTTACCGAACTTGTTTCAGAAAAATTTGAAATTCTAAATTGGGCAAACGATGAAAAATTACCAAATAACGGTGAAAGGATATTTCCCCGAATCGCGCAACAAGGGGAACGAAATTATTACTGACCTGGTTTATTCGCTCCGAACCTTCGATTTTAGCGGAACGGACGATGAATTGGAGGATTATTTGGCGAAACTTAATCGAACCGGGGCCGTCAAAATCATTTCAATTCATAACATGGCCGAAACCCTTATTGAAATAACAAAGGTTTTTGATTTGGAAAACAATTTCACCGGGGACGTAATAATTTCCGATTGTTACACGCACGAACGTTATTCCGCCCCACTGGAAATTGCGATGAACTTATTTCCCGATCCGGACCGGCCGCAACTCAAATCACATTTAAACGGAAACGAATTCAAACGGTTTTTCATCAATAAAACTGCCCTGGAATCCTTTATTCAACTTTATCAATGCAAACCCCTGTAAAAACAAAAATCGGTTTACTGGTTGCCCTTCCGATTTACGCCGCCGTTATCCTGTCAACCGGAATCGTCGTTTCCCTAATTTGGGTTGCCGCGAAAATCCTCAACCTTGCCGGAATATTGGACGCGTTCATTTATTTACTGCAACAAACCAAATCCCGCCTTATAAAATGGAAGCACGCAAAAGAAAAACCCGGATCCGCCAAAATCCGGAGGTGAAAAACATCGAATCGGGTATTTCATTTTACCAAACCCAAATCGATACTTACAATAAAATAATCGATGGAATGATTAAACGCCGGGACGAATTCCAGGCGAATATCGATCAAATGAAATCGGATTTATCAAAACTCAAGCATTATGAAACGGTTTAATATTGCCGAGTTTGTCGATGAACTAATTTTCGACCTTCAAAATGACCTGGCACAAAATCCGTCCGTCCCCCTTGCTGAATTCACTCGGCATTATTCCGACCTGGAAGAATATCGACATCAAATCCAATCCGTGTTTCGATATTTGTCGGATGAAATCATTCCGCCGGGAACAACTCCGCCAAATTGCCCGGATCAACCTTGAATTTTGGTCCCTCATTCGGGGATTTGAGGAATCATTATTCGGGGACGATTGGGATTCACACAAAAACCCTAATTACCCGATTTTCAAAAAATACGACGATATTTGGGTTAATTATTGTAAACATTACACAATAGGTTACAAACGAATTGTTTTCCCGGATCCTGAAGCGTTCCGAAAATACGCGTTTGAAAATATTATTCAACCAGTAAAGCCGGGTGGCATTGACACCGTAAACGATGGAAAAACGGAAACGGGGACGCCCAAAAACGAATATTGATCCGAATAAAAAGGTTACGTTAAAACATCCGGATCACGTTGAACCGGTTCCGGAAAAACAAACCAAATATTCAACCGTCAAATCGGAGGCGGAAAGATTAGAAATCGCGAAAAGGATTGCCGCCAATTACGAAACCGGCAAATACACCCTGCATTCCTGCGCGGAGGTTGAAGGGATTTCGCCGCGAACCCTCTACGGTTGGGGCATTCAGAATCCCGAAATTGCCCGGTTGATTAAAAACGCGAAGGAAATCGTTTTCAAAATCGGACGGGAAAATTTGAAGGAACGCGGGATTGACGCGCTGAATCGATTGGTTCACGGGTTTTGGATCGAAGAAACGGAAACGGAAAAGATATTTGACAAAAACGACAAAATGGTTCGCCGGATTGAGCGGACCAAACGTAAATATTACGCGCCCCACACAACCGCGGTTATTTACGCCCTGAAGGTTACCGATCCCCAAAATTGGAACGAGGCAATGAATTTTGAAACCGCCGGGGAGGACCAGGTTTTCAAAATAGGCGACCAAATAATTAAATTCAAATAATGAACCAAACCGAAACCCCACAATTTGCGGCCGAAACAAAACCGCATATCGAATTTAACTGGAATCAATCCCGAACCGATGAACCGCCAAAAAAACGGAACTGGCTCCGGATCTTTGGTGTTTGGACATTGTTCCTAATTATGTCGTTCGTTTTTTGGGTCGGAATCATAACCGTAGCGGATTACATTTACAATTTATTGAATGAAGGTCCTTTTTGAACCGCACCCCAAACAGGAACAATTTATTAAGGCGGTTTTATCCGGGGAATTCAAATACCTATTATTCGGAGGGGCGGCCGGTGGCGGGAAATCGTTCGTTTCCCTGGCTACTTTGATAACCCTTGCGAAACTCTATCCCGGATCCAGGTCGTTTGTAATTCGGGAATCCCTTCCGACATTGAAGCGAACAACAATCCCGTCGTTTTTCAAATTGTGTCCGCAATCGTTCATTTATACCTATAACCAAACGGACCAAATCGTTAAATTCCGGAACGGATCAACCCTAACGTTTTTCCCTGAAAATTATTACCAGGACAAAAACTTAACCAGGTTCGACGGTATCGAAGCGAATTTCTTTTTGATTGAGGAAGGTCAAGAATGCCAACGCCGGACGTTTGAAAAATGCAAACTCCGCGCCGGCCGGAATATTATTCCCGAACGATTGGAGCAACCGCCGCCGGTTATTTTAATAACCTGCAACCCGTCCCAAAATTGGACAAAGGAATTATTTCACGACCCGTTTGTAAAAGGGGAATTGCCGGACGATTATTATTACCTGCAATCCCTAATGATGGACAATCCGTCCCTGCCGGAATCGTATTTGGAAGGCCTGGAAAACCTGGATGAAATAACGCGGGAAATATTCGTCCGGGGAAATTGGGACATTGTGGATGTCGAACGGCCGTTTGCTTACGCGTTCCAAAAATCGAAACACGTCCGGCCGGATTTGGAATTCAACCCGAACGAACCAATTATTTTGTCTTTCGATTTCAACGTTGATCCGATTACCTGCCTTGCCGGTCAATCCTATGGGAAATCAATTCGGATCCTGAAAGAATTCCGCCTCCGGAACTCCGACATTTTCCAGTTATGCGAACGGATCAAATCGACATTCCCAAATCAATATTTTGAGGTTACCGGCGACGCCTCCGGATCGAACCGGTCCGCAATGACACAAGGCGCGAAAAATTATTACCAAATAATTTATTCGGAACTGAACTTACCAAAGGCCGCGTTTCGGGTCCCGACGTTCAACCCTTCAATTAAAAATTCCCGGATCCTGTTAAATTCAATATTGGAACGGCACGGGGATATTTTCATTCATCCCGAATGCCAATTCCTTATTTCGGATTTGATGTCCGTTCAAGCCGACGATTCCGGGGACATCGACAAAACAAAGGACAAACATTCAACTCACTTACTGGATTGTTTCCGGTATTTCCTTTGGACCTATCATTCCGGATTCGTCAAATATTTAAAGTAAATTTGGGTAAACCTTAAAACGAAAAACGATGCCTGACAAATTACACCGTTGCGTTTCTCAAGTTATGAAACAAGGGAAAACCGAATCCTCCGCCTACGCAATTTGTAACGCCTCACTCAATACCGGCAAAAAGAAAACCAAACCAAAACCGAAAAAATGATATTTAATTTCAGGAAAAAAAAGACACAAAACCCCCGGATTCCGATCCGGAAAATTTACACGGACAAATTCGGGAACGATTGGTACGAATATTCAAACCCGATGCAAATTCCCGCCAAACGGGCAATTGCCGCGGAAGTCGCAACCAGGTTCGCCGAAATGAACCTGACAAAGGCCGGTTTATTCGGGTTAATCCAGGAAATGAAAAAACACGCCAAGTCCGGACAAATCGTCGATTTATTCCGGATCCTGGGTGAAATCGAATTTCGCCTTTCGTTTATCGGGGAGGAAAAAACATTATTGGATTTGGCGGCCTGTTATTTCGTTTTGTGAGGCGAAGATGAATCCGATTATTCGGACATTGACCGGGAGCGGAAATTGGAAATCCTCAACCAGGACGGGGAGGCGCGGGGTTTTTTTTTGGAAAATGCTTACCGTTACACAATCAATTATTCGAATTCATCCGGAACCGCTATCCTCGAATATTTGAAAGTAAACGAAGCAAACGCCGAAAAACTCAATCAAATTTTGCGAACTTTGAAATTGGAAAATATGTTGACGAAATCAATTACCTGAATCAACTAATTTGCGATTCCCGGCCGTCCGAAATGCGCGTTTTGGAATCGTTATCGGTTGATGAATATTACCAAACGATTTCGACGTGGCTCAAAATCATTGACGATAAAAACGAGCAAGTCGAAAAAATGGGTAAGGGGGATGAACCAAAAGGTTTGGATCAGTCAACACGAAAACGATTTAAACCGAAAGAACAATAATGGCCGTCAACAATATTATTTTTAAACTCCAGGCGGACACGTCCGCGCTCCGGACGGAATTCGATCAACTCAAACGTCAAATCGACGATACCGAAAAAAAGGCAAGCGGGTTTGGATCCACACTCCGAAACGCCGCGTTGGCATTTGGGGGAATTCAGTTAGGATCTCAATTATTGCAATTGGGATCCGATTCGTTAAAAGCCGCCGCGGATTTTCAAACCCTCAATTTGCAATTTGAAACCTTTTTGGGTTCAACGGAGGCGGCACAAAAAACGATTAAAGAATTAGAACAATTTTCAATCGAAACTCCGTTCACCGATACGCAAGTTCAACAAGCGGCGAAATCATTATTGGCGTTCGGTTTGCCGGCGGAGGAATTGCGGGAAACCCTTACATTTTTGGGGAACGTTTCGGCCGGAACCGGAAAGGACCTTGCGGAATTGTCCGTTATTTTCGGACAAATCCGATCAACCGGAAAATTGACCGGTCAAGATTTGTTGCAATTAATCAACGCGGGATTCAATCCGCTTCAGGCAATTTCAGAGAAAACCGGACAATCGGTTGGGGATTTGAAAAAGGAAATGGAAAAAGGAAACGTCACGTTTGAACAAGTCAAACAGGCGTTTATCGATTCCACATCGGAAGGCGGCCGGTTCGATGGATTATTGGAAAAACTATCCACATCCGCGGCCGGACGGATTTCGACATTGGAGGGGAATTTTACTAAACTGAAACAAACTATTGGAACCGCATTATTACCGGCATTTGAATCAACCGTCGAAACCGGTTTACAATTGGTTGATTTCCTGCAAAACCTTCCGACGTTCATCGAACAAAACCGGGTTGCGATTACCGTTTTAACCGGGGCGTTATTGGTTTACGTTGCCGCGTTAACACGTCAAAGACAAATTGCCCTTGCAAACCGATTGGAGGCGATTAAAGATATTGTTATTGATCGGGCAAAGGCAATCGCATTACGGGTTCAAGTTGCGGCAACAAATGCGGTAACGGCCGCAACGCAAGCCGGAACGATTGCACAACGGGCAAACGCGGTTGCTACCAATTTAGCAACGGCCGCGGCGAATGGGTTAAAAGCGGCCTGGGCTTCAAATCCGATTGGATTGGTTGTTACGGTTTTAACGGCGGCTTATACGGCAATGCAATTGTTTTCCGATTCAACGGAGGATGCGGCGGAATCGCAAAAAAAATTGACCGAATCCGCACAAATATTTACCAAAACAACCGCTGAATTGGAACAAAATTTAGGCGCGGAAACCGCTGAAATAAATAGGTTGTTTGATGCTCTGGCTAAAACAAATTCAGGGGAAAAGGAACGATTGACGTTGATCAATGAAATAAATTCAAAATACGGGACAACCCTTCAAAATTATTCCGACGAAAAGAAATTTATTGAGCAAATAAATAAGGCACGGGAGGATTTGATTGCCTTAAAACGGGCTGAAATTACATTGGAGGCAACCCGATCCGGATTATTGGAATTGGATAAAAAATTGATTGAATTGCAACAAAAAAAGACAAAGGCAAATGAAGAATATAATAATTCGCTTATTAAATTAAACCAGGAAGAAAAGAAATACGAAGAACGATCCAAAAAACTTGGTGAATCATTCGCCCCACAATTTAAAAGAATTTCAGACGATAAAAGGGACGCGGCAAATAATTTGAAAAATACCCTTCGCGATATTGACAATGAAATTCAACAAAATAGAAAAGGGGCAAGCGATTTAGAAAAAACTTACACAAACGCATTTCAAAATGTAGCGAACGCGCAAAAGAAAACGGATATTGCCGCGCCGGTTAAAGAAACCAAAAAGGCCGCGGAGGAAGCACAATCCCCGGTGGAGGAATTAACCAAACGATTAAACGATTTATACAACGCCGCAATTTTAGCCGGGACCGCTCCAGTTGGGGAATCATTGGAGGATCAATTGAAATCGGTTGACGATATATTGAAGGCGAATATTTCAGCCTCCAAAAAGGAAATCGAAGCGGAAAAAGAAAAAGTCAAGGCCAAAAAATTAGCCAAAGGGGAGGAAAACAAGGCCCTCACATTATTGGACGATATTCAAACCCAAACGGAATTCAACCTGACACAAAAGGCCGAAAAGGACAAGGCGGACATTCAGGATAAATTCCGGAAGGAAAAGGAAGATAAGGATAAGGAAGCGGCGGACAAGGCAAAGGCGCAAGCGGAAAAGGACGCGGACGATGCGAAAAAACGTGAGGAGGAAAAGAACGCCGCAATTCAAAAGGGGATTGAAGATTTAACCAAAAACACAATTGCCCTAATCAACCAAATAATTGAAGCACGAAAAGCGGAAGCGCAAGCGGCAATTGACGCGCAAGAACGCCGAGTTGAAAAGGCAAAGGAAATCGCGGAGCAAGGAAACGCCGAATTGTTGCAATTGGAGGAGGAACGTTTAACCAAATTAAACCAACAATACGCGCGTTACGTTCGTCAACAACAAGCGTTGCAATTGATCCAGTTAACCGCGGAATCCGCCCTGGCAATTGCAAAGGCCGCCGGTCAACCAGGCGCGCCGTTCACAATCGCGGCAATATTGGTCGCATTGGCCGCCGGGTTCGCCTCCGCAAAGGCGCAAGCCTCACAAGCAATCGGATCATTTGCAACCGGAGGTTACACCGGCGACGGCGGGAAATACGAACCGGCCGGTGTCGTTCACAAAGGGGAATTTGTGTTCAATAAAGAAACGACAAGGAAACACCGTTCATTATTCGATCAAATCCACAAAGGCCGGGACCCGTTTTTGTCCGCGGGATTGGGGCAACAAATCGTTATCGTAAATAACTCCGGAATGGATGAACGGTTACAACGTATCGAAAACGCGATCATTGGACAGAAACGGGTTAACCTGTCAATCGACGAATCCGGGATTCACGGATTGGTTTCCCGCTATCAATGGAAAAACAATCGGATCCGAAATAAAGCGCGGTAATGGCTCAAAATCTGACAATCGAATTAAACGGGAATTTGATCCAGGGCCGAATTGACGGCGCGGACAATTTTCAAATTACTTACCGGCGCGCGGATGAAACCGGGAAATTGTCGCAATCTTATTCCTCCGAATTGACGTTTTACGACGACGGTTATCAAATGCTGAAACAAAACCTAATCGACAACCCTAACGGATTTTCGGCGGAGGTTGCGGTTAACGTTTACGACGGTTGTTGCAAAAAATTAGTTTTTTCGGGAATCATTCGCGGGGATGCAATCGATTGGTGCGAACCTGGTTGTTACATTACGGCGAATATTATTGAATCGGACGCGGTTACCAATTGCATAAAATCAACCGTTATTTGGGACAATTTCGACGGGTTTTTGCAACGTCAACAACCCTACGTTCGTTATTGCATTGAAACAAGACCGGAATTCATTTCCTATTTAATGTTTTTTTTCGCGGCGAATATGTATGGAATGATAAAAACAGCATTAGGACCAATGAATGCCTTTTTATCATTGATTGATTCAGTTTTTGGAAATGTTTTCAACGTCGATTTGAATCCGTTGGATGATATTTTAAATTACATTTTGGATATTACAATTCAATGCGGTCGTTATCACCCGTCGCCGTTCCTCCGCGAATACATTAAAAACGCCTGTAAAAAATGCGGACTGACATTTCAGAGTTCAATTCTCAATAATTCACAATCCCCGTATTTCAACACGGTAATGATGGCCGCCCAAATTCAAAAGGGGCGGGACATAAATTCCCAAAATCAAACGTTGATTTCAAATAACCTACCGGTTGAAACCCTGGAAACCCTTTTACGGGATTATTGCAATCCGGTTTGGAACGCTGAATTCCGCGTTGTGGGGAACACGCTAATTTTTGAACGAAAGGATTATTTCGCCACAACGGTAAATTGGATCGATTCGGAACAATTACTGAATTCCGGCCGGATCGTTGACAATGCTATTTGTTACAATTGGATTGACCGGGAACGATGGGCTTATGGCCGATTTGAATACAATTTGGATTCATCCGATTACGCCGGTAATGAGGCAAAACCGCGTTGGTCGGATTTAATTGAATGGAACAAAAACCCGTTCAATCCGGCACAATCCGGCGTTCGGGAAGTTATGTTACCCCTCGGCGCGGCTCGATTCCGAAAGGACGGAATTGACACGAACGTTTATGATTTTATGCAAACGGCGTTGTTTGGCTCAATCAATGCGATTTTCGGAAACCGATTTAGCCGTTACCCTCGCGCGTTACTTATTCCCAAACATACCTTTTTCAATTACAAATTCCTGGTTTACGAATCGAACGGCGAAATCAAATGGAATTACCCGG